GCATTTTGTCCATTGAGGCGATTGAGAATATGAGCGGTATGTTCATAGTATTTATTCAACTTCAGTTTCTTCAGGATCTCACGCAACTTCGTTTGCTTAAGGGCATTCATATTGACAATTCGTTCCTTCTTCAGCTCAAGCATAATTGCATCATAGACTTCCTGTGGAATCTCTGTAGATTCTTTTGCCTGGAACTGTGCAAGCCATTCATTGAAATGATTAATACGCTTGTAGGCATAATAACTGACTTCACGAGGAGGATCCTTATAGGAGGGTTTATCGGAATCAATGAGAATTGGATCCTGATGGCCACATTCTGTGCAAGCCAAATAAGCCTCATTTGTTGATAAAATCATTTCACTACCGCAATAATTGCACTCACCAAATGTGTCCTGGATCTCATCCACCACCACCTTCGCCATCTCGGGATTAATTATTTGAAGATATTCATCTAATAGTTTTTCGCGATTTTTGATGGGAGTTCCTATCTGAGCTGAGGGGATTTTTGTTTTCTTATTGGGTTCTGGTGCGGCATCAGGATCTGATGCACGACTAGCGATTTCAAGTGCTTCAAAGATGGTCCCCGGCCTTTTTTTAATGGAGAGAGCCTCAGTATTGCCCTTTGCAATTTTGTCTTGAATATCGTAATAGTTGTACAATATGTTGCCGGTTTTGAGGTAGTAATCTAGGACTTTCTCTGAGCTTTCAATGGAAGATCCAACAGTGGATATTTCATTTCTAACATTTTGAATAAATTCGCTATGGATTGCATCTAGAGTTGTTTTCTGGTAACTATCAGACATATCTAAAAAGGTCTAATTTATATTTTTTTAGGTATGTACGTCTCCGGCGTTTTTTGCGTTTTGCCAAAATTTTTTTGTGTGCTTAGGATATAACAAATGACAGGCGGTGGTCTTATGCAGCTCGTTGCTTATGGCGCTCAGGATGTTTACCTCACAGGTAACCCTCAAATCACCTTTTTCAAGGTTGTGTACCGTCGTCACACTAACTTCGCGATGGAGTCCATTGAGAATCCTTTCAATGGTGCCCCCAACTGGGGTAAGAAGGTCACCTGTACCATCCAGCGTAACGGTGATTTAATCTACCGTATGTACCTCCAGGCTACTCTCCCCCAGGTTACTCTCCAGTCCACTGACGGTTCTGGTGCTCAGTTCCGTTGGCTCAACTGGGTTGGTCACCTCCTCATCAAGTCCGTCGAGCTTGAGATCGGTGGTCAGCGCATTGACAAGCACTACGGTGACTGGCTCCAGATCTGGAACGAGCTCACCCAGGAGGCCGGCAAGCAGGCCGGTTACGCCAAGATGGTTGGTAACGTCCCCCAGCTCACCAACATCATCCAGCAGGGTGGTGTTGGCTGCGACTCTGACTGCGTCGGTGGTGAGCCCAACACCTCTGAGGTCATCGGCAACTGCGCCCCTGAGTACACCCTCTACATCCCCCTCCAGTTCTGGTTCTGCCGCAACCCTGGTCTTGCCCTCCCCCTCATCGCCCTCCAGTACCACGAGGTGCGCATCAACCTCGAGTTCAACGACCTCCGCAACCTCTGCTGGGACTACACCCCTGCCCTCTCCAACACCCACACCATCCGTGACCGTGTCAATGCCCAGGGCCTCGTCGCTGCCTCCCTCTACGTTGATTACATCTACCTCGACACTGATGAGCGCCGCAAGTTCGCCCACGTGTCCCACGAGTACCTCATTGATGTCCTCCAGTTCACTGGCGGCGAGTCCATCTCTGCCTCCTCCAACAAGATCAAGCTCAACTTCAACCACCCCTGTAAGGAGCTCATCTGGGTTGTGCAGCGCGACTCTTATGTGTCTTGCGATGACACCATCATCAACCCCTGGAAGGGCCAGCAGCCTTTCAACTACTCTGACTGGTGGGACCGCGCGGTGCTCGAGTCTGGTTACTCGGTCACCCGCGTTGAGGGCATGGCCGGCAAGAACCCTACCGTGACTGCCCTCCTCCAGCTCAACGGCCACGACCGTTTCCAGGTCCGTGAGGGTCGCTACTTCAACGAGGTGCAGCCCTACCAGCACCACACCAACGTCCCCGCCGTTGGTATCAACGTGTACTCGTTCGCCCTCCAGCCCGAGCAGCACCAGCCCTCTGGTACTTGCAACTTGTCCCGTATTGATAACACCACTCTCATCCTCACTGTGTCTAACAACGCCGTGGGTACTACTACTACTTCTACTGTGCGCGTGTATGCTACTAACTACAACGTGCTCCGTGTGATGTCTGGCATAAACTTTGTGTTTCAGTGTGTTTTACATTCAATGTACAACATGCTCGTAGCCTCCTGTGCCAAACAGCTAGCTGCCGCAACAATGGTTGCGGGCAAACAGTGTTTCTAGCTAGTGGCTCTTTCGTCCAACGATGAAAGAGCTGCAAGACGACCTGGTTGCGGGAAGTTCCTTAGAGCTTCAACCACCACCCGCGGATGGAAACATCCGATGGGACCTCAGGGTAATGACCTAGAGTATGGTAATAGCGTTGAAGATTGGATAATCCGCAGGCGAGTTCCTAAACCCGATATGATAGGGCATGGAACCGTCTCAGAGACTGCAAAGGCGTCGGTGTTCAATGAAGGTCTAATCAACCTGAGAATGCTTAAGGTACAGTCCAGCCTCTACAGAAATGTAGAGGAATGCCTCTGGGGAGGCCTTGCGTACAGCAATTAAAAGACCCTTATACGATTTACGTTGTATTTGGTATATTTTAATTGTTAATAACAACATAATATAAATATTAAAAATATAAATTATCAACAACTACATATAAATGTAATAATTGATAATGTCAAAAATTGACATCCTGATGCGCCACCAAATACCCTACAAGTAAAGTATGACAAGTTGTGCTAAAGATACTTGTAAGTGGAAACCACTAGACAATGGATATTGCAAACGACATCAACGTCAGTATGAATATGTCGTCGCTACGAGTACTGGCCGTGAAATGTGCAGATTCTTCTTTCGTGGATGTAATAATGATACTGCAACTGGGAAAAAAGCTTGTACAGATTGTCTTGCAAAGAAATTTACAGGTAAGTCATTGTGCAAACACAGTGGTTGTACATTTCATACAAAAGGCGAGGCAATCTATTGTATGAAACATAGTCGTGATGAGATTCGTGAAAAAGCTAGTACAGAGCAGCTTGCATATTGTGATATAGACCGTGGATGTTATACTATATGCGAACCTGGACGTAAAAGTTGTAACGCGTGTTTAGAAAAAGTAAATACACAAGACAGGGTACGCTATGCACAAACAAAACTTCGTGCAGAAGCCTATAAATCTACAACTGAGCGCTTATGTTTAATGTGTAATAGCGAATATACAGCATTTACCACCCGTCATGGAAAAGATAGCACACGTTGCCCTACATGTAACACACAACAACAAGAGCAAGACGCAAAACGCCAAGACCGTGAGCGGAACTATAAGGAAGAATATATGAAAAACTTGGATGCATACTATGAAGGATATAGGCGAAATGCAGTAAAACGCAACTATGAGTATGCACTAGACTTAGCACAATTTACAATTCTTGTAAGTGCATCATGCTATTATTGTAATCATCATGTACCTGGCGAGGCAAATGGAATTGACCGAGTTGATAATACATGTGGATACATAATAGATAATTGTGTAGCATGTTGTGAAATGTGCAATCGTCTTAAATTGCATTATGATTTAGACTTCTTTCTTGCTAAAATGTATATAATAGCAAATAATAAACATCCAGAAAGTAAATTCTTTACAAAATGGAGTTCTTATTACAAAAAATCCAAGCAAATTAATTATAACTTATATACACAAATTACACTAAAACGCAATATGACTATGGAACTAACTGAAGAGGAATATAATGCATATACAAATTCAGTATGCTACTTGTGTGGATATACTAAATCTGGTGCATTGGGTATAGACCGAATTGATAATACAATTAGGGCTTATACTAGTTCAAATTGTGCGCCATGTTGTACGTCGTGTAATATTATGAAAGCAACTTACAGC